AGATTTTAGAATTGGAATGTCAGACTTTGGATTTCTAGACTCTGGGTGTACAACAGGAAGTGCTTCAAACATCTTAGCTTTATGTTTTAATGCCCCTTTAACTTCGGCTGTTATCGGAACTAATAAACCAACTCCTCTTACAGGTACTTTATTGTTTGATGTTAATGAAGACTGGAGATCTGATGTAATGGGCCAAGTTGTAGTTGGTAATACATTTAGTGCTAAGAAAACTGGGCTACACGAAATACTACATGCATTTGGATTTGGGCATGACATTTTCACATTTGGAGGAGTAGGGCCAGCAGGAGATTGTACTGCTCTTTGTGGTTGCCCTTGTTATCAAGGTGCGCCAGGTTGTCCTGGGCTTAACATGTGCGAAGACCCTCCTATGTCTGGTAATTGGGTTCCTTGCTGCCCAGGAGCAGTGCCTAATCCTGACGCTTTAATGGGGCCGTTTAGTAATCAAAATTCATTCGCTACTGACTTCCCTACAGGATTATTAGGCCCAGAAGGAATTTATGATAGAAGAGCTACATGTGGTATTTACGGAAACCCAAGTCTAACTTGGGGATGTGAAGATGGAACTTGTTTACAAGGATGTGCTTTTGTGACTTATTACTCTAACGATCCTGATTTAGCCCCATACCTTAATGGGACTATAATATGGGATAACTTAGACCCAGCAGGAGAAAGATGTTGGGAAGTAGAATGGGTTAACCCTCTACCTCCAGCAGCAGTAATAACTGCTAATATTCCATTTACTTCAGGAAATGCTAATTCAGATTGTATTGTCTGCGATTCGAATAATGGAAATGATTGCTATGAGTTAAATCTGTGTGCATGCCAACAAGCAGGATCTGGAGCACCCGCACAGATTACAACTGATACAGATTTATCTGCATGGTGTAATGGTACAATAGGTAATGGGACTACAGTAGAAATTGATCTATGGCCAGGAGTTTGTTATGAGATTAATTGTGTACCAGTTCCTTGTGGCATGGCACCGACAACTGTTGCTATAACAGCTACATACCAAGACTGTAATGATTGTTGTTTAAATAATCAAACGTGTTATGAGTTATGTCCTTGTGATAATATACCGCCAGCATGCGTTTGTAATCAAGATATTACTATGGGAGGACTAGGCCAGCCGGCTAGTGGTTTTACTCTCTTAGCACCGACTGCTTTTGCTAGCGAGGCGGCTGCATTTACATTCTATACAACTTTTTCAAATGGGTTTACATCTACTCCTTTTTATAACCCACCAACTTCAAATGGTTTGGCTTACTATAGTGCAACTGCACTGAATCCTGCGACCGCGTGTCCAGTCGTTCCAGGAGATGGTAGCGAATTACGTGTATATGCAACACTATCTCCGTACACCATTGGTGCTTGCACTCCTAATATATTTACTGGGGGTCCATGGATGGATTGGGCTGATATAATAGCCGACCCAATATCAGCAGCTGCCGGCGCCGTTATATCAGATAATTTTCCTGCTTGGCAAGTTAAAATGTTAGCCTTTTACGGTTGCCCGGCGGGCGTAGTGAGAGGGACTAATTTCTGTGAAGGATCTACTGTAATCGTGCCTACGAGTAATAATTGTAGCGCCTCTGTTGGTACATTTATAAGTGCAGTCAATCCCCCTTATTTAACTAGTGCACTTCATTTTATATCTACCCCTGCAAATGGACTTCTTTCAACTGTGATGGGTATGCCTGATATAAGCTATCAGATACTATCGGCTCCTCCTGGTAATCCTGATTGGTGTTATGATCCGGTAACCGGTTTAAAACAGATAGTCTTTTCTGGAATAGCATTATACACTAACCTGCTTACACCTTGGCCGGGAATGACAAATATGCAATGGCAACGATGGGATTTATTTTTAGCTGAAATGGTTGTAGCTGGTTATGCAACAGTTGGTGATACGTTTAATGATCTTACTTTAAATGCTAATTATATTGCACAGCAGGCTATTCAGGGTAGAAGTATAAGTAACATGGAAGGGCCTTGTACATGTACTGGGACTCAACCAGCTCTATGCACAACTGTTACAAATGACTTAAGTGGTAACATAGGAGATGTAGTCCAAATAGGGCCAGGATCTCCAGCACCTCTAGTAGAAGGGGAATGTTATATCGTAGGAGAATGCGGACCGTGTACTACTGCTCCTGCAGATCCATGTACTCCTGTAGGTGCTGCTACAATAATCGGACCTTTTATAGATTGCCCCACTTGTGAGATACAATCACTATGTGATTGCTATATGTTAACACATTGTACAAACGGATCAGTCATAAATAATGTTTGTGCGAGTGTAGATCTAGCTAATGCAGAAATTAATGGTGATATAATACAAATTAATGGTGATACAACTAATTGCTATCACGTAGCTTGCGATACACCAACTCACTGTAACCCAGTAACTTGTGTAACTGTTGCGGTGACAAGTATCCCTGGCTTTGTTTCGTGCCAGGCTTGTGCGACCGTTCCGACATGGAATTATATATGTCATCCTACTATTCCTTGTGATTGTGAGATGACAACTGACCCTGGTTATGTAGATTGTGCAACTATGTTTGCTAATGAACCTCTTTGTTGCCCGAATCAGCCTGTAGAGTATGAGTGTGAACCTACGACTTGTAACTGTGTTCCATGTTTAGTTCCTCCATGCCCTGCTTATAATGTAGGCCCAACATCAGCAGATAACTTAGCAGCGTGTATGGCAGATGTTACTGGATGTTGTAATACTAATAATAGTGTCACTTATGATTGTCTTTATAATCCAAGTTCTCCAGTTTATACATGTGTAGACCCAGGAAATGGAATGGGATACTTTACAGGTGCTACAGCATTAGTAGATTGTAATGCAGCAGTAGCAGCTAATACACAACCATGTGCTATACCATCTTGGGGGTGCGATTCTATTACTGGACAGTGTACCGATCCAGGAGATGGTAGTGGTCCTTTTAATGATTCGAATGGAGGATTTGCTGCATGTGTAAGTTGTGTAGGTTGCGCCTTAGACCCATCTTGCCCGGGAACAGTTGTAAGTTATGACTGTGATCCAGTTTATGGATGCATACAAAACTGGCTAGGTACAGGTGATTATCCAAATATCAATTCATGTGTTCAGTACTGTGCGGATGAAGATCCAGATCCGGGAACCTTTGAAGGAGATTGTGTAAACTGTTTAGAAGAAGTAGATATGAAAGTTCTGTTTGAAAAAGTTTCTGATATGTGCGAAGAATGTAATGTTCCTTACGGCTTGACAGAACAAGAGAAAACTTGTGAGGTAGACTGTTTTACAGGAAATCTATATGTAGTTCTGGATGTCACTTCTGTATTTACTACATCAAATCAAGTACCCTACCAGGTAAGACTAACAGAAATCTTAAATTTTAAAGCAACTGTGTTAGTCCCTGCGTTTAATAGAATAAAACAAAATAATCCAAGTTATACAGGTCACTTATATATTCTTTTGGGTGCGTATCCTTTTGATATGTTTGGAATGTGTTTTGATAATAATAATACTGGAGCTCAAGTTCCTAGTGCTGGAGCAAACACCCCAGAGAATTGGTTACAATGGGTTCAATACCCATTATCTGGAAATGCGGGAGCAAGTGGGTTAGCCCCAACTCCATTTATTGGGGGTAGTTTACCCGCTACCCAACGAGTTGCATTTGCTAATACAATGGTAGATGCTGTTGGAGGAGCCCCATGGGTTTGTAATGGAGGGGCATATGATCCAGCTGTGCATAAATCGTTAATGGAACAAATTATTATTTTACCTGGATCTTATACAACAGATGGATTTACACAAACAAATCCGTGGCAAGACCCAGCAGGAACTGAAGGAATGAGTGATCCTTATCATGAGTTTGAAGGGGGAGATATAGATTCTAAAGTTATTGTATTTACAGATGAGGCTAATAACGGTTACTATGAAGGGTCTGGAAATGTAGGTGTTCTAGATATGTTTGCAAATCCTATCGGAGTATGCGGCGCACCTTTAACTAACGGAGTTCCTTCAGTGAATTGGAATGGATATGGTTTAGGCGCAGGCTCTTTACTAACTTCCCAATGGAAAAATGATTATACTAACTATATGTCTCTCCACCAATATGGTTGGGATATTAATGGCGGCGCAAATCCTACAACACACACTGTAACACAACGAGCATTTGTTTATGCTGGAGCTGCTAACCCTCCGGGAGATTGGAGTGTAACAGTAGTTTCAAGATGGAAATTCCGATACCACTTATATCAAGCTATCGGAGGTAGTCATCCAACAGTAAGTGCTCAAGGACATGTTAGTTGTGCGCAATATAGACCAATACCAGCTGTATATGGACAACAAGCCTATGCAATAACGGATCCAACTATTCCAAATATGTATATGGGAGCCACAGGCGGAGGAGACCCAACCTTAACTACAGGATATAAAGGAGGTTCGTTAAGTAACTATGGTATTGATTTTCATATACCAAGTAATAGAATAACAGATCTGACAGAAGAAGCATTGTACGGGTTAATAGTAGAATACTTAACTGATTGTTAAAAAATTATATATATTTGCAAAATGTTTATAGCACAAAAATCAAAATATTACTGGGACGTTACACGGAATATGTCTTATGAGCAGGGCCAGGAATACTTGAAACAGAAGAAGGACACAAAACTAAATAAAATTATTAACCACATAAAAATAAAAAATAATGAGTGGAATACAAAAAACAGATGTTAATACTTTAGCCAAGGTAACATCATTGGGAGCACGCTTCTTCGAGAAGTTTGTGACGACAAAAAACATGAATAAGGTCATAACTAATATGAATGATGTTGGTATGATCGATCTGATCATTGGTACTAACGTTTCTCAAACTATAGACTTTACAAACCTAAAGGTTGGAGATCATATAGTAAGAATTTTACCAGTAGCTGGAGGAGCAGTATTTGTAACATGCTCTGTTGCCGGTGACCTAGGAGTAGCAGCAGTAGTAGGAGCTTTATACGTAGTATGTAGACCAAGTATGTAATAGTAAATAATTAATTTTAACTTAAAAACAATAACATGAGTACAAAAGTAAAAACGATGAATCTATCAAAAGGACCACAAACTAAAAAATTAAAAGTGAAAGACCTTTTAACAATTAGTCAAGGATTAGCTTATATTAATAGCAAAGAAACTAAAGTATGGCATACTATTAGCCAGAACTTAGATGGAATTGCTCCTTTAGTTAATGCTGTTAATGAGAAGCATAAACTATTAGTAGAAGATCTTGCTACAAAAGATGAGCACGGTAATGCTATAAAGACTTCTGAGAATCAGATTGACTTTGGGGATAATATAGAAAAAGCTAATGCTAGATGGGAAGAAGCACTTGCTGAGGATGTAGAGATTAATTTAATAACAATTAACTTAGAAGATATAAAAGAGTATGGCTTAGATGCAAATATTATGAAACCTCTTTTAGGCCTTCTGGTTAAGGAATAAAAAACTAACTTTAATGACAAAGAGACGTATTACAAACCTAGAATTACATGAGAATATCACAGACTTAAAAGAGGATGTTAGATTTATTAAACTAAAACTTTTAGATCCAGATGAGGGTGTAACAGCTAGAGTAAATAAGAATACGGCTTTTCGTAAGTCAACAGGTAAAGTTTTATGGTCTATTTGGGTAGCACTTGCAGGAGTGTTAACCAAATTAATGTTTTGGAACTAATGAAGATTGATCCTAAATATCTGATTATGTTAGGATTATTTGTATATATAGTATACCTACAAAACTCATCTAGTGTACAAACAGTTGAAGATCAGGTTATTGTAAGTACAGATACTACTAGTACTACATTTGTAGATACAATTTTATTTATAGATACAATAGTCCAGACAGTATTTGTTACAGTTAATGACCCGTTAGTTATTAATGATAGTGTTAAAGAGTACACCAATGAGTTTACAGATAGCCTTTTAACAGGGCTTGTATGGACACAGGTTAGTGGAAATATGCTAGATCAAAAGATAGACTATACTCCAAAGTTCCCTCAGTATATCTTTCAAGTAGACACGTTAATCATTAAAACGGATAAAACTATTATTAGACCTCAATCTAAATTTAGTTTTAATATAGGTTTAGAAGTTGGGGGGAATGAAGAAACTTTTAATTTTTCTCCGGTTGTAGGGTTTAGCAATAATAAGACTAATTCATATTTTTATAGATATGGAGTTATTGATAAAACCCATAGTATAGGATTAATGTATAATTTTAAATTTAAAAATTAATAGCAGAGTTATGATATTGCAAATAACGTATGAAGGGCAACTGGTTGGGCGCTACCAGAATATAACCGAAGCGTCAGAAAAAACAGATATTGATAAAGGAAGTATCTGTAGAGTATTAAAGGGTCAGCGTAAAAGTGCTGGAGGATTTAAATGGGAACGAGAAGAAGATGAGATTGATAATGAAAATGTTAATATTAACGATTCTGATTTCACGGCCCTCCTAACAGCAGAAGGACTAGACCGGTCTAATGTTAAATCTGTGAAGATCTGGCAAACAATGAAGGGTCAAACTCGTTACTCTATAGTAACAAAGGAGGGAGACCAAGCGATGAGAGATGTAAAAGATGAGTTCTTTGAAAGTTTAAAATCTATATCCCCTACGATTATAAAAAGATCGTATGATATAAAAAAGGAGAATCCTATTGTATATGAAATATCTTTACCGGATATTCATTATGGTAAGAGAACAGGTATAAGTCCTGAAGAAGCTGAGGTTAATTATATGAATTCAATTCAAGAATTACACCAAAGAGCTGAAGGATTAAACATTGAACGGTTCTTACTACCCATTGGTAACGATGGAATGAATTCTGAAGGTGCAAGTAGAGCTACTACAAAGGGAACTCCTCAAGATGATACAATGGATTGGCAAGAATCTTTTGTTGGGTATACAAAACTTATGATAAAGGCTATAAATTATCTAAGTCAGTATGCTCCAGTAGATGTTGTTATTATCGGAGGGAACCATGACTATGAACGTATGTTTTATGCAGGTGAAGTTTTAGCTGCATGGTATACAGAAGATAAGAATGTTAATGTAGATAATACTACAGAAGGTAGAAAGTATTATGAATATGGAACTAACATGATTATGTTTACACATGGGGATAAAGAGAAAGCTGCGAATATGCCACTAATAATGGCAACAGAGCAGCCTATGATGTTTGCACGAACTAAGTTCAGAGAAGTTCATTGTGGGCATCTGCATAAAGAAATGGTTAATGAGTATAGAGGGATTAAAGTAAGATTCATCCCTTCAATATGCGCTAACGATTCTTGGCATAAACTGATGGGGTATCAAGCATCAAGATGTGCACAAGCATATATATGGAGTAAAGAAAAAGGGTGTGAAGGTTATTTACAAGTAAATATTTAATTAATGGCAATAAATTTAAACACAATAGTATACGATATAGTTAATACGGCTTATGGCGGAGAGAGTTCAGATGATGCAGCTCTTAGTTTTCGTCAGGTAGCGTATTGGGTAAAACAAGAAAGATCTCTATTATTATCTCAGATAATGAGTAAGAGGGTAAGAGTTCCCGCTTCCTGCATAGAGTATTTAAATTGTGTTTATTTGCAACCTGTAGATGCTTCTGAATGTTGTGAGGTAGATATGGGAGTACATGTATTAAGATCAGTTAATCCAATTCCTTCTACTGTCCAACGAAATAATAGAGATAGTATTATGGCAGTAGAATCTTTAGACGGTGAGCGAGCTTTCTCAGAAACAACCTCAACCCGCCGTAAATGGAATAAGTATAATAAGTATACTAGTTCAAACTATCGTTGGTATATAAAGAATCGATACTTATATATTAGTTGTGATTTACGTCTTGACGCTGTCTCAGTAACAGGAGTTTTTGAAGACGCGGAAGAAGTTTGGAAAATAAACTACTGTACATCTGCTACAAATCCTATACTTTCCGCATGTGAATATGATTGGGATTTCCCTTTCCCTATATCCCTAACTTTAGCCGAACAAGTAAGTAGTATGATATTACAAAAAAGAATTAATGTTATTTTAAGCACACCATCAGATGAAACAAACAACGCGAAAGACGATGCAGGAACCATGCAAGGACCTGCTCAACAACAAGCCCGCAGCTTGTTGTACACTAGTTAATGCGTATAAGGAGTATGATGACTTCTATAACGTTGGGTATAAAAAGTATAGAGCAATTTGTGAAAGTTTTAATAAAAAACTTATAGATCAAATTCTTCTAAAGGCAAAAGAGTTTAAGATGCCCAATAGATTGGGATCTCTTAGGATCTTAAAAAAAGAAATGAACTATTCTGTAGGCAAGAATAAGTTAAAGATAGATTGGAAAGAAACAAATATGCAGAAGAAAGTTATTTACCATCTGAACGATCATACTGATGGGTTTAACTATAGATGGTTTTGGTCAAAGAAAAACGCTATAATAAAGAATAAGACTGTTTATAGTTTTCAGGCAACCAGAACAAACAAAAGGAAATTAGCAGGATTATTAAAAACTAAACAGGTAGACTATTTTGAATAACGATAATGATTTATAAATTTATATCCATAAAAGAAATAATAGAAGGAGTATATAGAGATACTGGTATCCATGAAGAGCTAGACATTTGGGATGTTATTGAATGGGGTGGAGAAGCATTGGAGCTCATTGGTGCTGGATTACAATACGAAGAATTAATAGCTGAGATATGTGTAAAAGAGCATAGAGCTCCATTACCGTGTAATTTACATCTTATGGATTCTATATCTTATAAAGGTAATCCTCTTATCTTATGTACTGGTACCTTTGGTGCAATCTCTACATCACCAACAAGTACAGATACAAATGTTATAGATGGTAAACAAGTAGACAAAGATAACTTCCCAATGCAGGGAAATTCTGCAGGACCTGGAGGAGATTGTTATTATATCAATGATAATTATGTGATAACTTCATTTGAATCAGCGTGCCTATTAATGGCTTTCCGAGGAATCAAAGTAGATCATGATGGGTACCCAATGATACCTGATCATGTTAGTTATAAACGAGCGATTAAGTCGTATATAACTATGATGCTTGATCGAATTAACTGGAGAAAAGGAACTGCACCAGAAGCTATTTATCGTGATACTCAAAGAGATTGGGAATGGTACGTTAAGCAAGCCCGAGGCGCAGCTAATATGCCTAATCTAGATATGATGGATAATATTAAAGTTCAATGGGTTAAATTAAAACCTAATATGAACTCTCATGGGACTTTTTATACAGACTTAAGTAGTCCAGAACAAAGATTAGTAGGATAATGGCAGAAGATAATAAACAACCAGCTCCGATTAGTATCAATACTTTTACTGGGGGTATGAATAAAGATATATCAAAATATGTCTTACCTCCTAATGAGTATTACGATGCTTCTAATGTTAGAATTGTAGCAGACTCAAGCAAAGAGTCAGCAGCTTTAGTAAATGTTCAGGGAAATGAATTTGCTGTCGAAATCCCATGTAGTCCTGCAGTTTATCAAATGATCCTAGATCCCAATGCTAACCTAAGCGGAGTTGCGTGGACAGTTAATTTTACGGTAAATGTTTCTACGAGTACTGGAACAGATGTATGGCAACTTCTCTTATCAGGTATAGGAGGGAACCCAGTTCAATCTGTGGGTAGCGCTCTCCAAAATAATCAAGGATGGATATTAAATGGTATTGCAGTTGCGGCTGGCCCAAATACTGTAGCTGGGGGGCCGTCTGGCTTCTACTGGATCTACGATGAGTCTTCTAAAAGAATTATATTTTGGGGAAAACCTAAGTCTGCAAATCCATTAAGCGCACCAACTATTCTTCCTATGGGTCCTACAGGAGTATACCAAGTGATAGGTGTAGCTATGTCGGGGAATTACGCTCTAATAAACTCATTAGCAAGTCCTCAATGTGCAACATCTGTAATTGGATACGCAGTTTTAAGAGATAGTATATATTTATTTACAACAGCCTATGATGGAGGAACTCCTGATGCTGTCGGTGGGCCCGGGCAGATCTGGAAAGTAGATGTGTTAGAATCTATGCAAACCTTAGCAGGTGTCTTAACATATATTGAATGTGTGTATACTAGAGACCAATGTATTAATTTTACTAAACAGCATCCTATTGAGGCTATAGGACGATACGAAAAGATAGAAACTCAAGGTATATACTGGACTGATAATTTTAATGCGCCTAGAAAACTTAATGTAGCAAGTGGTAACGCAATGTCAACCCCTTGTGAATTTCTAGACCTTGCCCCAAAAACAGGTTTTAGTGTTCCTATTCTTTTTGATATACCTAACGGAGGAGAACTTCTAAGTGGGGTTTATCAATTAACTTATAGATATAAAAACTCAGAGGGGCAGGTAACAGATTGGTCTCCCCTTTCTAATCTGGTCCCAGTATTTAAAACTACTTTGGCAGATACATATTGTAATATAAAAGGGGGAGAGTATGATATGGAGACATCGAAAGGTACTCCAACTGGAAAAAGAATACGATGGGAAATATCAGATTTAGATACTTCATTTGAGTTTATCGAATTATGTGCGGTATATCACGTAGATGATATTCCTGGAAACGAACAGTTTTATATCTTCCAAGAATTAACAAACGGATTAACAACGCAACTAGTTGACCATACCGGGAATGAAGATTTTATTCCTCTTACTGCTATTGAATTTGTTACTGGTATCGGGGCAACCTTTGAAAGGGTAAAAACTTTATCTTCAAAAGATAATAAATTATTCTTTGGAAATATTGTAAACACTGCATTTGATATTGAGTATGATGCAAGAGCTTTTAGATTTAATTCTGTTGCTAATGGACAACTTGGTTTACTTGACTCATTATCAGATTTACCCGTTACTATAAACGGTGCATCTCCTTATCTACCAGCGGTAGGGCAGACTGCTGTTGATTTAGTTCCTACTCTGCATGATTGTATTAATCCCTATAACGATGAAAACCCAGCAACTAATCCAAACTGGTTTGCTAATGATCAATATATATATAAATTCGATGGTGGGACTTTAGGTGGAGAAGGGCCTAATGTTAGTTATACATTTATAACAGAAACAAATGAAGAAGATATTGTTGATGAGTCTATACCTCTAGGACCGGAGTGGCAAAATCCGTATATAGATAGTTTTACAGCGTGCGACGCTCTACAGTTTAACCCACAACAATCTTGTTTTGCTTTTCCAGTAACACAAATACCCGGAACAAGAAGTCTTAATATTCCTAATCAAGTTTATAATATGAATATGTCTTTTGATAATATGAAGTCTCCGTTTAAATGGAGTCTTTATGGGGCTTATGCTAGAGGAGAAACTTATAGGTTTGGTATGATGTTTTATAATAATAAAGGTCAGGCAAGTTTTGTACAATGGATTGGCGATATTAAAATACCTTTTTCTTACCAGTCGGGGTTAGGAAATCCTTTTGGGCAGTTCCATGTGAGTACTTGGGTAGGAAGACCCGGAAGTCCAGTTATGAATCATACACAGGATGGTGCCAATAATATTACTCCATTCGACCAAGAAGGAACACTGTCTACAAATCAAATAGGAATTGAATTTATAGTTAATCTAGATCCAGCAACATCAGGTATAGATGTAAATGCATTAGGAATTACTGGATTTTCTATTGTTAGATGTGATAGAACAGATAAGGACAAGTCTAAGTTTGGACATGGGTTGGCTCACACGGTAGATAAATTAGTGATGATTGAAGATCAGTGGGATGATTTCACAAACCCTGAACCAAACTTATGGGGAGTTGCTAATAATGAGGCTCTGTGGATACCATCTTGTGGGCAATATAATTTCTATTGCGGCGGTCCATATTTAAATTATTGTGATGCCGGAACTTATAATGCAGATCATGGTAATGTCTGTGATTTTGCTCCTTTTGTAGGTGTTCCGAATATTTCAGACTGGTTAGGGTACAAGTTATGTAAAACGACTAAAGAAGCAATAATGCTCTATGGCCCCCTTGGCTGGAAAAATAGTGACTCAACTAATGATGGTAATTTAGATACCGGACTAGATATAAGTAATACTATAAGTCAAAATGATTATTTAAAGGTAGAATCTGTAATGGCTCCTCAGTATAATTATGGAATGGGTATGGGAGGTTGGATACCTACTTTTAACAGTGTTCAGTTACCTTGGAGATATTATAATAATAATTGGTTTAAATATTATTATGGAGCTAATATTACGAATGGGATATTTGGAGCAAATCCTATAGCCCTGAATTATAGTTATACAGATGGAGTACCAAGTTCACTATTTGCACAGGATCCTGCAAATAATAGAATGCATATTAACTATGGTACACATGTAGGGGATGGCTTATTTATTCCCGATAGTCAAGATCCGACTCTGAGTTTTCCCTTTAATAATGTTAGTCATCCTGGAGAACAGGCTCTGTTTTCGATATTATCTGCTGGTAATAACTGGGTGAGTAATAGACCACATTCTATTGGAAGTGAGGCTTATCTTTTTACACTACAGACTCAAGATCAATGGATGGGATGTAAATGGTTAATGGGAGCTTCATTAGATGCTTGGGCTACTGCAGCTACTTTTCCTGCTTATAGAGGTATATTTAGTTATGAAAAATATAATATCCCTTACGGAGGAAATACATATGCTAATAGAGCTAATTCAACTTATATATCTGCAGGTCACTTTTATCCTCTCACTCCTCTAACACTATTAACTGTTCCTCTTTCGTCAAGCTGCTGGGGAGGAGATACTCAATGTCAGTTATATGATTTTAATATGTACGAAAAGAATTGGGGCCAAACTGCTTTTCATAATTGGGATTGGATGGTAAATGCAGGATATACTGGAAGTAATGTACTTGGTCAAGGTGGTGGCTGGGGAGACTCAAATTGGGGGATACAATGGAATTGTATATATCCTGCTGAAGTCCATTTAAAAAATGTTTTATGGAGAACAGGGTATCATTTTAATGAGAAGGCAGATTCAGCTGGTAATGTCCCTGATGATGGAACTCAGTTACATGATGAGTTTTTGCTTATGTCAGCCTATAATACAAAGAATGATGTCCGTACCTACTTTCCAAGACCCTTAAGTGTATCTATGGGAGATGAATTTGATACTAGGGTTTATTATTCTGAGACTAAAATTAACGGAGAAGCTGTCGATTCATGGGCTGTCTTCTTACAAAATAATTATAAAGATGTAGAGGGAGTTTATGGGCCGATTAATAAACTTATGCGGCTCAATGAAACAATGTATTGGTTCCAAGACACTGGGTTTGGTGCACTGTCTGTTAATCCGACAGCGATGGTACAATCTGATGATGGGACTTCTTTACAACTAGGAACTATAGGCTCAGGTGCTGGAGCTTTTATACAAAGCTTTAAATATATATCTACTCTGTTTGGAGCAAAGCAGCAGTGGGCCGTAACACATTCCGATAATGCATTATACTTTTTTGATATAAACCAACGAAAACTTTTTACTTATAGCGGCGAAGGAACATTACCAGTATCTGATGTGACGGGACTTCATTCTTATTTCCAAGATCATTTAATAGGAACTGTCTTAACACATGATAACCCAATCCTTAAAGAAGGGGTTTCATGTGTATACGATGCTGAAAATAATGAAGTTCTATATACATTTCATGATAAAGGATATGCAAAACGATATGAAAGTCCTATTATCTATTCAATGATTCAGGGAGTTACTCCTAATAGACTTGCGATGGTAACGATACGCCCAGGTACTGATACATGTAATGACTGTCTTACACAAAACTGTCAAGATTATGAGGCCTCCGGAGTTAATTCTTGGGTATTCGTTAATGATGTTTACATTAATAATGTAGGACCTTTTAGCGGTGTTGTTCTCGGTAGAATAGGTTGTCCAAACTTCCCGCTACCAGTACCTAATCCTAATGGTTATGCTACTGGAGATGTACTGATAATATTCTTCGAGGGGTGGAATAATTTTCCTGCAGGTATATTACCGGATGTTAGCCTTGATGATCTTAATTGGGGCAGTGACGAAATACAGACTTTCTCAATGGGGTGCGGAATAGGGGGTAGTAGTTTTACCATAGCTTACAATGAATTAGTAAAAGGATTTACATCGTTTTATGATTTTCATCCAAGTATTTATATAAATAGTGGGAAGTATCTTTTAACACCTAATACACAAACTAACTGTATGAGTACAGTAGGATTTGGTGAGCATCTATTATATATGCATGGTCTAGGATCTTATGGAAAATTTTATGAAATGATTTATCAAAGTAGTGTAACACTAGCATCTAATATGCAATCTAATATCACTAAAGTTTTTGATAATGTATCATATCATATGGAGAGTCTATGGCTTGAAGGTAACTCAGATAGTTGGTGGAACTCTGTAGGAAGAACAACACTAGGGCTAAGAGGGGGATCTCCTTCTATGAATGTAATAGATATACCAGATAATACATTTGATAAAATAAGATTTTACACTGATTATCAAATGAGTGACTATATAACATTAGTCCCAGGAACAAACATTAGGAAAATAGAAAGAGAGTGGCAAACAATGGTAGCAAGAAATATAATGAATGAGAATCTAGTTGATTCAGATATTTTTAATGCTTTTAATTATAATCCAAATAGATTATTTAAAGATAGAATGAGAGATAAGTATTTATTTATTGATTTAATTTATAATAATTTTGATAGAGAAACAGGAGAACCAAGAAATATTAAGTTTATATTACACTATTTTAAAACATTTTTTAGACCTTCGTACCGATAATTAGGTTATATAAATATTTTTTTATAGTTTTGTAAGTTATCTAAAAGAACGCTAATGGCAAATAAGAAAAAGAAAAAAACAAGTAACTCATACTGGATGGAGTTTGGGGGATCTTTAGGCTCGAACAGAGTTGCACGTGATAGAATGACAGGTCCTACTGTATTAAATTCAAACAGAAGGCTTTTACCTAAAGCTGAATTAGGCTATAGCGGACGACGTTCGGCCCAGGCTACGGCTCCCCAAGTTAATTGGGATAATATGAATGCAAATGGCCAGCAGGGATGGGGAGCACTAGGAGATACAAATGCATTGCAATATTTAGGTCCTTGGGGAATGGTGGCTGATATGGCATTAGATACGATAGGTTTTTCCGGGGATGTGAATCAGCATCGAGATAACGAAAAACAAGCGTACACTGCCCTAGGTACTATAGATGATATTACTCAAGATGGGGCAAATAAAGATAGTCTTGATTTATCAACTCGAACAAATGCTCTAGGAGCGCAAGCTGCTTATCTAGGAACTGCTGCTCCAGATGCGGCGACTGAGTTAATGCCAGAACTTATGGAGGGAGCAGGCGCTTTAATGGGAAGTTCCGGCTCAGGAAGTATGAGCAAATTAGGAGGATTATTTAAAGGTAAAGGAACATCTACACCGTCTACAGGTGATATAGGTGTGGAAGATGGAATAAAAATGGGAGATGCAATGGGTAGATATGGAGGTAGCCCAAATAAAAGAATATATAAACATGGAGGACATATGGTCGAAGAGTCTGGGATGGATCTTAAAAATCTTAATCGTCTAGAAAATGGAGGAGCTCTTAACTTACGTCCAGGAGCAGGCTCTGGTCTATCCCCTTTGGGGAATCCATATTCTCCAGAAGCATTAATGGCAAGTACTGGTACAGACTCACTCAGTGCGGGCGGTCCTACCAATGAAAACTATGAGGCCGAAGGAGGAGAAGCTATTATGCATGAAACAGATGGGGCACCAGCTACTTCAGGAAATTTAAATGAGATAACTGAGAACCTTTCAATGTTAGAAGGAGCAAGTCATGACAATGGGGGAGAAGAAGTCTCAGGAGCGGGAGAACAATATGTTTTTTCTACGAAATTAAAATCAGATACATGGAAAAAAACATTCGCTGAAGCTGCAGAAACAATAGGAAAGAATATAGAAAAGTATGAAACCCTTAGTGATGGGAAGGAATCTGATGAGATCACCGTCTCTACAGCGAATGCAATGATTCAGTCTTGGCAACAGAAATTAGTAGATCTACAACAAGAGCAAGAAACAGCTAGGCAAGAGAAGTTTATGGGAATGATGGAAAGTGGCGCGGGACCAGAAGAATTATCTCAAGCTTTCCCGGATTTATATGAATCATTTATGGCAGAGCAGCAAATGCAAGAACAAGCTCAGATGCAACAAGGGCAACAAGGACAAGGAGGTATGGAACAAGAAGCGCAAATGGCTGCAAATCCTATGGGGAATATTGATATGGCAGCGTTATCCGCAGAAGATCAAGCGTTAGTGGGCGCTAAATATGGTTTACCACAAAAGAAATATGGAGATGATGAGGCTTTTACACCGTTTAATTTTAATGATTATATGAAACAATCCTCTGGATTTGTTCTAGGAGAGGATGATCAAACTTTTACGTTAGATAAAAACTATATGGGCGAGAAGAGCCAACTTATGGACGAGTTAACTCTAAACTATCCAGATGGAGGATACGAAGTAGGAGTCGGAGATGAAGTTGTTAATATTGATAGTCCACAAGGAATGTATGATCATTTATCATCAGACTTTAGTGACTGGAGAAATAGACAATTAAAAGAGAATTATAGCACAAGTACGGAGAAAGTTAACAAAGCTGACTTTACAAATGCGGAAGGGGTTGTAGATACGGAGGCATTTAACAAAGCTCAAGCTACACAGAAATATTATAATAGTGGAATACCAACGAATTGGGAAAGTGACTATGGAGCGAATGCCGGACAGGGTGATAAACAATACTTTGGTAATCTAAAGAAACAATTATTATCAGATGGTAAATCTGAAAATGAGGTTAAGTCTATTTTAAATAGAGAAAAACTTAAAAGAAGTAATGACTTAGATCTTTTAAAAAGTAAATCAGAAGAAACTGTAGAACTTACTGATGCAGAAAAAGCAGAACAACAAATAGCAAAACTACAGAGGGAGAAACAGAATGAAGAGATGTTTGGAAAGCTAGGACAAGATATACAGAATCTAGCCCCATCATTATATAATATGTCTATGGGAAATAAAGATATTTCTAGACAGCAGTATGTAGGAAATAAATATGAAGATAATATTCTAGATAATATATCGAAGCTGGGTAATACAGACATTTCTCAAGAACTAGATACAACTGAACAATCTTTTAATATGATGAAGTATGCTGCAAGAAATGCATCAGATGGTTCGAGTGGTGGTATGATGAATACACTTCTTAGGGCTCAGAACTTTAAAGATAGTGCAGATAGAACTACCTATTTAAATAAAAGAAAAGCAGATACGGCAGGTCTAGTAGCAGGAAATGAAGCTTTATACAAATTAGGAGAAAATGAGAGAACAGAAAGAATGGGTATGGCTGACTCTGATTTACAGAGTGAGGCGGCTAAACAAGCTTTCACTGCGAAAGGTTGGGAAGGGCTTTCTGGATACGGACAGTTACAACAGAAGATGGCTAACAGCGCTTCAAGAGATGAACAGTTAAGAGGACTATTAGATGATATATATCCTGATGTTGAAATGTATATGAATAGAAATGGAGAGATGGATATTGAAAAAATCTTAGGAGAGAATCCAGAACTGATAGAGTACTTTAAAAAAACTTATAAATTCTAATATAAAATGGCAGGAATAAACAAATACATGAAGCCGGCTGAGCAGCCTTTACTAGACACTTACGTCCCTTTACCTTTTAAAGAGATGTCTATGGCTTACGCAGTGAAACAAAAAGAACATACCGATGCAGAAGAATTAGCAGGAAGTTTAGATGATGATCTTTTAAAAGTAAGAGCCGTTACCCCCTTACACTCTAGGGAGTTAGGAAATATTAGAACTGGGTTAGATACTGAACTAAAAGAATTAGTTGATAAACATGGAGGTAGATATGCTGATATGGTACCAGAATTAAGTAAAATAAAGACTAGGTTAGATAGAGACTTTAGAGATGGTAGTTTATATTCCATTCAAGAAACAACCAGGCTTAAGGGAAAACTAGATAAAGGTATAGTTAAAGCAGAAGATTCTGAAAAGTATAGTGATTTATATAGTCCGAGGCTCGGAGGAGAACGTGATTTTACAAACTTCTATAATCAAGGTATGGTTTCTGATGGACAGGGGGGCACAACATGGGATACAGATCCGAATGTAGGATGGGAGTATACAGGAGATGGCCGTAAGATCTTATCAACATATGATTATAAGGGGGTACATCGAGGTTCAGACCAGACTGATATTGTTAATACACAAACTTTTGATAAAATAAAACCAGACATCCAGACTTGGGCAAATGAAAATAAGGGGAGATTATCAAAAGGAGAAATTAGAAAAGTTACTTTATCTAAGATTTATAGAGCAGCTCATAACGCTCACACAGCTTATCCGGATAACTTCCAAGAAGAGTTAGATCTTATAACAACAGGAATGATGACTCCAGAACAGGTGTACACATCTGCTGCGAATGCTATCGATAATATATATGGATCTGAACCCGAAACTGATGAGTTAACAGAAGCAAGAGACGAGGCATTAGAAGGATTAGGTACAGTAGAGGATCCATCCGCAGACGCATATAACTGGGCAAAAACAGCTTATGTAGGTTCTTTAGGTGAGAAATATCTGATGTCTGATACTATGTATTCCGATACATTTGTTGGGACTAAAGACAGTAGCGGCTTTGGTAGTATCCCAAGAACAGATTGGGTACCGATAGTAGAGGGGGAAACTTCTATGTTACTAACTGGAAAACCAATGACACTGGATGGTACTGGGTTTGTTGCGGATTCTAAAACACCTTTACACGATTATTCAAAAGTTATAGACTCTAGAAGAAAGGTTTTAATAGATGTTAAAGACGAATACGATAGATTAGTATCTAGCGACATAGAAATGGATGATGCTTATCATACGGAGTGGCAGGAAAAAATAAATACTGCTCAGTATCAATATGAGTCTTCTGCATTTGCAATGGGTAACCTCTTACAACAATCTGCAAAAAGTATTAATGCAAAAAGAGTTGGTGATGTAGTAACCTATTCAAATTTTCAGAAAGGGAAATGGGTAGACGGAAAAGGAATTGGAAAGGCGGAAGGGACAGTGACAGTAGGTTCTACAGAATGGAATACCGGAGGCTGGGCTACAATTCAATGGGATGAAAATGGTTTACCGTTTGATCCAGAAAATGTTGACTACAGGCAAGCTGTTAAATTACGTGGTCCAAGTAGTTACTTAAGTGTGAACCATGGATTAGCAAATGGTATAAACTCACTAGCACAAAGTTCTAAGAATCATCCACTAGCTGATGCGGCAAGGCAGCAGTCAGTTACTATGGGAACCGACGGATTCTTTAATGGAAGAGTACAGACTTTACCTTTATCTAATACTTCAACAAGTCTAGAAATGGATGAAGCCTTAGATGAAGCACTTGTAACTAACTTAACGCAAGAAGATTATGAATTCCAAACAAGCAGAGGAACAAAAGTTACTCTCAAGGGATTACTAGACGGAGTTAAGGATGGGGACAATAGTAAACAGATTTCACAAGAGACTCTTGATGGTTTAGGCGAAATAATAGAAGAAGCACAATTTACAATGGTTCCAGATCCAGCTACAAATGGTTACTTAGGAATGATTACTGTACCCCTTGAACCAAGTGATGCTTGGTTCGCGAAAGATGATCCAAACGCTACATTAAATCTTTTCTTCCCGGCACCAAAAGAATATCATGAGACTATGAGAAGACAAGGGGAGTATGAGGAAGTTATTGATGCAGAATTGGGTACAACACAGAAAGTAACAAGACCTAGAACAGCATTAGAGAAGGCTAAGTTCGATGATGAATACTTTGCCCAACTAGATATTCAAAGAGCAAAAGATGTTCCAGGAGATATATCAATGAGTTCTTACGAAGACGGTGAAGGGAATCCATTAGGATACTATTACTATGCCCAAGATCCTACTGGAGAGCCTATTCAATTTGAACAGTATGTATTCCAACCTAGATCAGGCTTAGTAAAAGGTATAAACCCACAAGACGGTTCAACTATATTTACAACAGGAAATGAAATGTTTAATATAGATTCTGATCTAGGATCTCTTAGTTATTTAATTGCTATGAATGATCCAACTAGAGCTACTAGCAGAGACTTCTGGTTACAGCAGGCGCAAGTTCCTTCTAGTCCTATAGCTATTGAAAATACTATTCTTAATGTTCCATCGGTAGGTCTTGGGACAGATATGGGTGGAAACTCTTTCCAGACCAGTCTAAACTCAGGACAAACAATGTTACTAGATGATAGAGTATCAGAAACCTTTGCAGTTACGAATAACATGCCTAATAATCTTATAGGATTACAAAAACCTATTGCTAGCCTATTACATAATGCTGCTGATAGCTATTCCGCTGAATTTGAAACAGTTATAAACGATAAACTTTCTGCGTCTGCTGCCACTTTACCAGTAACACTTGAAAGTGGTGCCCAAATATCTCTTCAGGAGGCTGTTGCCGGAGGTTATGTAGTACTTGAACCTAAAATTCAAGATAATCCTGATAATAATAACTTCTCATTAACCTTAGCAAGTGGGGCCCGTACTTACCAACAACAAAAAGAAATGTATGATGCATATGTTGCGGGAGGGAAAAAAGGTAACCCAACTGCTAACCCAGCAAATGGTGGATTCCATGTTCTGGGGCAGGCAATAGATTTAAGTTCTCAGAAATCAGATTATGATTGGGTATTAAGCACAAAGGATGTCAAGGCTATTGGTAATTCTACAGTGGGGTTAAATGTAAGTCGTGGAGCAGGTCCTTGGGGCATATCGTTAAGCGAATTAAAAGGGTCCGATGGTAAGCTCGCGATGCCAAACTTCTATAAGACAAGTATAAAATCCTTATTATCTCACATAACAAAATCACCAGCGGAAAGTGGAGTAATAGGTGAGTCTATAGTTAAAGACTATAACATGCCTGCTAACCAGGGAATACAGCAGTTTGATAAAGAATGGTGGCATTTATCATATGGAGAACAAACAAAAAATCCAGGGGAGTATGTATATCCTTCATGGGCAAATTAAGTATAAACTAAAAGTAGTTTAAAATGGCAAAAAAAAATCCAGGGGGTAATCTTACTATCCCCAGTCCTCAGACTTTAGATCCTATTACAGGATTACCTATGGAGCAGGACAAGAAAGAAATTATTATAGACCCTAGTGTCACAAACTCTCGTGAATTATATGATCAGGTTTCTACTGGTACACATTCAGGGCGTTACATGACGCCAAATGTTAGTGAGGTGAACTACTATGGTATGGATGATGTTACTTGGGATATTTATAATCCACAGAACATAAATAAGAGGAGAGCTGAAAATCAATTAGGTATAGTACAAGGAGGAAGAGCTCTAACTCAACTTATTTTAGGAGAGGTTGTTGGAGGAACAGTTGAATCTATTGGGAGTCTTATAGACGCCCCACTTAAATGGATGGGAGTAGAGGAGGATAAATTCGGAAATGATTATCAAAATGCTATGTCAAAAGGAGGAAGCTGGTTAAGAAACTGGACTAAAGATGCTTTACCTATACACAAACGTAACCCATTAGCTAAGGTTGATATGGCGGACCCAGGATGGTGGTGGGATGGGAGTGTAACTGTAGGATCTGCTATTTCCATGATGATTCCAGGATATGGGGTAATGAGAGCAGTAGCCGGGGGAACTAGATTAGCTAGAACATTCGCAGGAGCCCGCGCCCTAACCAGTACCGGGAGAGCTTCAAAAATGTATTCTAAGGCTGAAAAACTTCTTACTGGAAATGCATTTACTCAACTTGCAGGAAAGTCTGTTGTTATGGGAGTGGCATCTAGACATATGGAAAACTTTAGAGAGGCGGGAGAAACATATAAAGTAGCTTTAGATAAAAATCTTGAGTTTCTACATAAAGGAACGAACTATGAAGCCTTCCTAAATTCCCCAGAGGGAACAAAATTTAACCAAGATTTCGGGTACAAAAAAGGAGATACGGCAAAACCTGAAGCTATAGCAAATTATTTAGCAGGCAATGCAGCCGCAAAAGCTTATACTTCAAATTGGGGTAATGTTGTATTTGATATATTACAATCCGGTCTCCTATTAAGAGGTCCACGAGTACTTGGTACAAGAGGCGCAGGAACTGGATCGCGTTCAAAAAAAGTAAGAGATGCTTCCTATGCTACTATGGCGGGGGGAGATCCACGGGGGAAGGCTATGAAAGCTTGGCAGAATTATATACGACCTGTATCAAACTGGGCAGCATGGTCTTACTCAGAGGGGATGGAAGAACAGTGGAATTTTATTTCTATGGAAGAAGGTATACGTAAGGGAGATGTTATGGCAGGTAATATAGGATGGGAAAATGCAGAATATATGGGAAGCCTTACTCCCGCACAAAGAACAGAGGCGTACTTCCATGATCCTGAGCTGTGGTCTGCTACTATATTCGGATCTATGGGGGGTGGTATATTTACATCAGTAGCTAATTTAAAGAATAGAAAGGCCCAGAAAGCATTAGATGCGGCACAGATTTCAGAGATTGGACAACGTGCAGAATTTATTAAAGCTGCTGAGACAAAGAAAGAAGAAGCTATAGCTCGAGGAGATTTGAATGCAGCTGCCGAACAAGATAAATTATTAGCTCTAAACCTAGCGCTAAATGCAGCAAATGTTGGAAGTGTAGATATGTTAATAGAAATGCTTAGAGACCCGGCATATGCAAAAACACTTACAGATAGTGGGATAGCTGCACCAGAGGCAGAAGCTAATACAAATAAATTAGTTGATCTTATCCTCCAAGTTGAAAAGACATACCAAAAGTATACGAATGAGATGGTAGGTAAAAAATGGGGACCTGGAGCAGTTTCGGCTTTAACTCAATTAGAAACTCTTGTTAATATTTATGATGGTCTTGCTAAAGAGGTAAACACGCAGCTACAAGAGAATGAAGCTTCTGATTCTTATACTACAGAACAGCTTCAAACTGGTCCTAACACACGAGCTAGATACGAGGCAATAATTAATAGAAAAAGACTACAGTCTGATATTGAGACTTATACCCAGATAAGAAACAGGGCTGAAACACAGATGGCAGATAATAGTCTTACAGAAGCGGAAAGGAAAAATGCAGAAAAAGTAGCTAAACTTGTAGACCAAGTTCTAGAACCAGCTAGAGTAGATTTAGGAAAAGTAGAAAAAGGAGAATCAGATTTAAAAGCTGACTCTGAAACTACGTATGATGCAGAAGCTCTCGCTAAAGAAACTAAATTTTTAAATAGTGTTAATACCGGAGGGCCCGAAGGTCTGAGATCTAAAGAGGAGATGTTTAAGCATCTTAGGGATTCATCATGGCAATCTATGCAGGATATATTAAATGGATTGAGTATTAAAACTAAAAATGAAAAAGGAGATATTTCTGATACGCAATTCTCTTCTCAAAAAGAAGCTCCATTCAGCTCAACTAGAGAAAAAGCTGTTCTTAATAATGAAGCAGAGATCCAAGAGTCTGTAAAAAATAGAGCTATATTAAATGATTTTAGAGATTTACTAAGATCTGATCCTAATATAAGTGAAACTCAAATTAGAGATTTCTTAGCTCAATACCCTGATAATGAGTACATTCAAAAGATAGGGCAAGAAGAGTTAGAACATTTTATGCAAGCTATTGTAAACAATACAATGCGTACAGCATATGAACGCTTATTAGCTGAGAAACAGGCAGCAACAAAAGAAGTTAGTGATCAGATAGATCAACAAATCGAAGCCTTAAAGAAAGAAGTCTTTGATCCTAAGATTAGCAGAAAAGAAAAAGCACGTAGAGTGCAAATAGAGAAAGATTATAGAGATCTTAAAGCAAGAGCAGCTCTAGCTTTATATGGAGATCCTGCGAGTAGAGATTTTATGATCGACACTTTATTTGATAGTTATACTAAAGTAGTCCCAGTAGTATGGGGAGAAATGATAGGAGCAATTTATAGAGACTCACAAACAAACGAATTGATATTCCGAGAAGGAGCGACAAACAAGGAATATATTGTACAAGAAGCTATTGCAGAAAAAGAGTTTGTAGATAGTAAAGGAAATCCTCTTAAAGGTCCTAACTTAGGATACTTAAACATGCTTATGCTAAGAGATTCAAATAGTATTATTGAGATAGAGAGTGATGGGAGAACTATAAGTATTGATGGAGTCTACTATAATAATCTAGCTAGTGATCCAACCTCAGCTATTGAATACGACGCAGAATCAAATGTTGTTTCAGTTACTTTAACAAGATGGGACGGAAAGAAGATAACATTCACAGCTCCAGCAATTACAAATGAAGTAGCAAATGTTATTGAGACTTTAGAAGCAGTGAAAATAACTCGATTTAATGATCTTGTAAAAGATGATTTCTTAATCATTGAAGATAATGAAAACGAATATGTAGTTGCATACGAGACTAGAGGTTTTCATAGGTTAGTAGCTAAAGATATAAATGGAGAACCTTTATCAGGAGTCTTAAGAGAGACAGTATTACGGAAAGCTAATATAGAACTTAGTAATGCTATTCAAAATGAAATTAATAATTTAAAAGAAGAATACAATGAAACAGTCGCAACTCCTGGCAATGTTACCAGCCCCGTTACAGAAGGAAATCTTATGCCTACCGATGTGGCAGAGACCGAGAGCTCTGAAAGCGCTGAGGGAAAACAGAACACAGAAATTAATGCAGCCAATACAACGAGTAACCCCACCCCAAGTGGAAACCAAACCGTAGTAGAGGAAAATACACAAGAAAATATACTAGCTCAACAAGAAGCTGTGGTAGAAGTAAATCAACTTGAAGTTATAGCTGCTGATGTAGTAGAAGTAACTCCTGAAGAAGAGCAGGCAAAAGAGGAGCTCATTGCTGTTATTGAAAGTACTACAAACACAGAGACAGGACTGACAACTGTAGAGCAAGAAAGTACTGTAGTTACTAAGAATACTCCTACAACGGATAATGTAAAGGTTCTTAATGCATCGTATCCACGAGCTTTTCTTGCTCAGTTCTTAGCTATTACTAATAACGATCCTAAGATAGCACCTAAAGGATGGCTAACTGTTCGAGATGCTAATGGTAATCGTCTTCCAAAGTATGTTAATTCTAGTGGTAATGCATATACAATTAAGAATGCTAAAGATTTAACTAAAGAAGAACAACGTTTACTGAGTGAAGGATCAAAAAGAGTAAAAACTTTACATTATTTTGTGCCCCAGGTTGATAAGAATAACCAACCTATTAATGAAGGAGAAAGAGTAATTGAGTCTGAGACTCTCGCACAACTCAGAACAGAAGGTGAATATCAAGTTTTAGTTGTTAATGCAGACTCAATAGCTGTATCTGATATATATAGACTAGATTTAGCTAACAGCTCAGAAGTAGGGATAGGTACCGAAGTTATACTTAGGATAGAACCTATTAATCCATATTCAAATTCTACTGACCCTGTCGTTACGATACGTCTAGCATCTAACCCAAGTATTATTTTATCTGAATTGGTCCGCGGTAGCAGGGTAAACTTAAAAAATGCTAAGCTAAGAGAGAAAATTAATAAACTTATTGCGCAGAAGACTACTGCTGATATTCGTGCTACGATAGCCGGAAAAACAAATGGCTTTGTAATTAACCAAAAAGGTTATGCTGGCCAGTCTATACAGCAACCAATAACAATTCTTGGAGAAGATATAACTTTAGGAATTCATCAAGGAGAATCGGGTATTGTATATAATAATACACAGGTACCAAGTCATAGGTCTGTATATTCTGAAAACGGATATGTATATGCAGCAGTTAAATCTTCTAGCGGCAGAATGGTTCCTATACGACTCTCAACATCAACCCTAAGCGAAAAGGCTATCCAAAGTATTTTAAGCACGCTTACGGATGATAACCTAACAGCAAAAGATAAGCAGGCTATTGTAAATCAAATAGTTCATATCCCACTAGGTGTTAGAAAAGATGATCAATTTAAATTAGGAGGGAAAATGTCTAAGATACTTGCAATGGATAACTTTGTTATAAAAATCCCATTTCAAAACCAAGTACTTGGAATTCAGTATAATATGGAAGGAAGTGAGAAATTTAAAAGAAATAATTTATTAAATGCTTTAGAGGGCAAAGAATTCTTTTTTAAATTGTATGATGAAGCGGGCAATTTACTATCTACCCCAGGACCTATTATAGGACTGGCCGGACAAGCAGTGCAGACAAATCCATTAATCAGTAGTAAAACATTAAATTTAGCATCTGGAGAATTAAAAACTGCTATTGAAGAACACCTGGCTTCTAAGGTTTACCACGTAGCAAAGAATAAAATAAATACTAGTGATTCATATTTTAACCCTCTAAGACAAGAGGCTTATAAAAATTATCTAGATTATTTAGCAACAGAAGGAATCCTAACAACAGACATCCCAGGAGTAAACGAACAACAATTTCATAACTCTGCTATCTATGTTGAAGTAGCTGATGATATTACAAAAGCAACACAAAAGGATGTACCTTCTTTTCTAGAAGGGGCTGTGGAAGTAGAAGGGATGATTACACCTGAAATGGTAGTAGAAGAAGAAACTACTGAGTTAGATGCGTTAATGACTGGACCGCTTCCTACTACTGGAGGTACAATGACAGTAACTACTCCTCTTACAGCAGAAACTTATGTAGAAGGTACTGCAGGTAACCAGACTATCGTAGAGATAGATCCAAATAAGATAGATGACCAATTTAAACTGAGAGAGTATGAAGAGTTAGAAGGTAATACAGCTTTAATAACGGAAACAGAACGTCAATGGTTCTTATCTAGATTTGGACAAGAAGGGCTTACTGTTATGGATAGATTAAAGTATATGACCTTGAAAGATGGTAGACAAGCATATGGGTATTACCATAGAGGAATGATTACTATAGCTAAAGAAGCTCAAGAAGGTACTTTATATTGGGAAGCTTTTAGACGTATCTATGATTTACATTTAACTCCAGAAGAGAAGTCAACTATAGAATTAGAAGTTGTACAGAACTTTAATGAATCTGGTGAAGGTGCTATACAAACTCGTTTAGCAAGTGAGTTCATGAAGTTTAAATTAAATGAAGATGCAAAAGGTTTAGGGGCTACAATAAAAAAATTCTTTAAAGAGTTGATGTATTACCTTAAGAATATGATGGGGATGAAGAATGATATTCAACGTTTATTTAGAGATCTGAATACTAGAGATTATACTTATTATACTAAAGAAGAGGCCGCATTTTATTCAAATACTCAAGTACCTAAATTAAGAGAAAAGAAAGGGTTTACTACACCACAAGTACAAGAGATTGTAGGAGGTATTAACTTCCAGCTTGCAAAAATATTAGAAGCTAACTATGGAGAAACTTGGGCAGAGCAGCTAGGTAAAGGAAATATAATTAAGAATACTTACGAAGCTGTCAGACAAACTATTGCAAAAAAAGCTATAGAAATAAAAGAATTAGAAACAAAGAGTGAAAACCTCAGAATACTAGGACAAACATATGCTATAGTATCAGAACCGTCTGTATGGTATGATAAACCTGGTAAGTATGGGAATATAGTAAGCCCAGGATTTATTACTCTAGCTGCAAAAGGATTAGAAGCTCTTGGAGTTAAATATAAAGTAAAACAAAATGGAGGAATAGATTTTAATAAAGCCTCAGAAATAGTAGAAGAAGTTGGTAGTGAAGAAACTGCTATAACAGATTTAGAAGAAATAGAATCTGAAACTCAACAACATATTTATAATATTAATTTCTTTAATACTCCAGTTAAAGAGAGTTTATCTAGAGATATTAAAGTTGGTTTAAGTTTTATACGTACTACGGAAAAAGGAAAAGTATTTGGAAACTATATGTTTCACCCATTTGATGAGGTATACTCTTATTTATCTGTAGCTCTTGCAAATACACCTACAGGTAATGTTGTTTCCAAGTTAACGCAGTTAGCAGAGACCGGATCTCATCCTTTAGTAAAGGAAGTAGTTCAGCTTTATGGAACACAGACTAAACAATGGCAAAATAAATTTTCTTCTCACTTTAATAAACAAAATATAGATTTCTTAACCTTAGTTATTCAGGATGGTGTAGGAAAGGTAATAAGAACAAATAGAAATGACTTAGTAAAACAAGTTATTACTAAGTGGGTTGATAATAGAACTAATACAGATTTATTTCTCCCAGCTACAGGACAAGTAGACTTAATAAATACTGAAGCGGTTACTAAACTCGATACACTTTATAAAGAAACTCAACGATTAGCTCAGTTAGGAGATAAAGCAAAGTATTTAAGAGCTTTTAAGAATACATTAGATTATGCAGGTATGGAGTTAGGACGTGATGCCTATAAGACATTATTTGAAGATGAAACTATGCAGATAGAAGATTTACATACTTATATGGTGGGATCAAAATCTTTTGAATATATTCTAAGAGGATTAAAAAAAGCTATCCCTTCAAGTCCCTATTTACCTGGAAGTGAAACATCTGCCCTAAGACGTATAGCATCCTTAGCGTCAAAGTTCTCAATAGATCATTACACAGGATCTTTTTTAGGCGCAGATAAAAAAGTTATTTATGCTATAAACTTAAATACATTTGATTCTAAAGCAACATTACAGTTGAGATCTGATGAAACCTATGAACAGGTTATACAGACTAGATTTAAAGATACATTCTATAGCCCTACACCAGGGATGAGGCATTTAATTTTAGATATGCTAGCAACTAATCCTGAAGTACGTCTTAACTTCCAACTAAATACCTTTGATGCTATAAAAGAAGATGGTTATGGAGGGAGAGCTACAGTCTATGATAATATGAATCAGGAGTTAGCTGCTCAGACAAGAGTAGCAATGTATTTTAATAGTGGATTAGCATTTGGACATTTTAATACAGGTACAAAAGGAGATAAATCTCAATCTAAATACATACAACTACCTAAAATTTCTCCAGATGGTAGATTTAGCGGAAGATTATGGACGTCTGGAAATGATAGGTCCTATGATGGATGGGTTAAAACTGCTGTAGATCTCTTAAGACCTGCAGTATACGGCGAATTAGCCCGAATAGCTAAAACAAATAAGCAATTATTCGGTCATAATCCTATACCTTTAAATGAACAGCAGGAGAATGTACATTACCAAGAGGTTAAAGGAGATAATCAAGGTAATGGATTACGTTTTATAGCGTTCCCATTACTAAATGAGCCTAAATATAATTTCTTTTCCCCAAGTGGGAGACTAAATATGGCATTTGAAAATCTAAGTTCTATGGCTACCGTTGAGAGTCAGAGAGTTGCTATAGGAGATAGTCTTACTAGATATGTAAAAGAGAATATCACAGGAACCATTGAAGCATTGGAATTAGCCGGTGTTGTTAAAAAACAAAATAATGGCTCATATACTAATGTAAGCTTACCTTCTGAAATTATTACCGGTAAAATGCTTCAAGGAGATATATCACCAGCTTTAGTAGAGTTTGCAGTAAATGATTTGGTATACAAACCTTATATTAATACAACTTTTGGTCCTGATTTAGCTTACTACAAAACAGATTCAACAGGTAATCCTATTATTGATGCCGGTAAAAGAGCATACGGACCTATTACTCCAGGAACCGATGCTGTATGGAATGAAGAAAAACAGTATGGACTTAAACCCCAATTTTCACATGCAGTCTTAAATGATGTTTTTAGAGATAGAGAGGCAGCTATATTCGATCTGCTAATAGCTTCAGGAACTAATACTAAAGAGGCTAAACGAATCTCAAGTGCTTATAGAAAAGTTAATTCAACAGATGCGCAAGGGTTTACTACTCTAGAATTTCATAAAAGCGAAATGGAATCTGATGGTTCTTGGCTTGATACACATGATAATGCATATAATAAGTACTGGTCTAAAGGGCTAATGGGAGATAGAGAAAGTCGTGCTTTGTACTTAGACCCAAGAAAGACTTATTACTACGGAGATAGATTATCTATTGATTCTCAAGGTAATGAAAGTATTATATGGGAGCAAATTAAACATTCAACTATTCCATTACTTAGAGAGTTTACAGAGCTGTATAAGGAAACACCGGGAGAAAATAAGCTTACATTGAACCAGTTACGAATTCGTATGGAAAATAAAAATAATCCTATTGATATGGTGAACTTTGTATCTGCTTTAAAGATTGGAGCTAGTGGTGTATTTGATTATACTGAAGATATAAATACTATAAAAGTTAATTACTTACCGTCAACCCACTTAAGAAGTCCTCAAGTGATTAAAACAAAAGTTGGAGATGCTCTAGATGGTACACAGAGAGCTAAATTAATTTTATTAAATATATTAGACGAAACGAACTATAATGTATTCAATGCTAAGATAGAAGGTAAGAGCATAAAGAATCTTTATAATGATCTTTATGCAGAGCGTATTAAACGATCTCATGATCAGTTAGTATCTGAATTAGGAGTTAAAGAATACGAAAATGCTTTAGATAATAGAGTTGAAATAGGTGAAGAGCAATATGCTAAAGAAGAATTAAAATTTTTACAAAAGACACGGGATGTAATTACACAAAGTTTAGATAGCAGGGCATTACCTGATAATTATTATCTAGCTTTAGATATAGATGAACTTGTAAATGATATGGATACATATGGATTTGCAGCTCCTTTAGCTTTTCCTCCATTTGCAAAAAGATTTGAAAGTATATTGTTATCACTATTTAAAAATAGAGTCTTAAAACAACGTTTTAATGGTATGAGTGTGGTTCAGGTAGCTGAATTCGGATTTGGTATTGATAAAACACTTGAATCAAAACAACATAAGAACGGAGGTGTTTACGCTGAAGTAGCTCTTCCTTATGAAGTAGCAGTTAAATTAGGATTAAAACCTGGAGATGTAACGAATGATTTAGATGTTCTTGATTTAATAGGTTATAGAATTCCTACACAAGGAAAAAACTCTATGCTATCTCTCAAGATAACTAGGATACTACCTGAAAATATGGGAGGTGTAATTTTATTCCCTGCAGAGGTTACTACTATTATGGGATCTGATTTTGATGTAGATAAAATGTATCTTATGTTCCCCGAATTATCTAAATCTAAAGAGAAAATAAGCGCATTCAGCTTAGAAAAATATAATGAAAGTAAATCATTTGAAGGCCTGTCTGATGAAGCTATTAGTAATGCAATATTTGATATAAGTAATAGTATCCTTACAGCTAAAGAACATGCTCAAGAGATATTAGACCCCTTAGATTCACCTACATACACCAAAAAACTAGCGCAATATGAAAAATTAGGATTCATTCCAGATATTTCAGGTATGAATATAAATTCATTTGCTGCAGATATGTATTTAGAAAAAATTAATAAAGATGCTGGAATGTTAATCGGTCTCTTTTCTTTACAAGCTACTGGTCATGCTATGGCGCAACAGATGGATGTTTCTCTACAGAATGGCTATGAAATTAATATAGAAGCGGGCGGCAAAAAGACTCATACGGACTTAAGTAGAGTACTTGGTTTCGATGGTTATTATATTTCTACTTATTTATCTGAGGATCAGAATGAATCACTTGATAATGCTAAGTACCAAAGAATTGGTCGAGTTGGTGTAACAGTATATAATAGCGGTGTTGTAGCCCTCTTAAATAGAATTGGATTTAATAATTCTATTACATTAGACTTTATTAATCAACCAATTTTAAGAGAATTCTTTAGGCTAAGAGCTTTAGCTGGCCCAGAAATGGCTGATATACAGATCGCTAAAGACATAGTAGGAAAGATAGGTACAACAATAGAGTTTACTGATATACACTATAATAATAATGTTGCATATACTCCATCTAAAACTTCTTTAGAAGAATCTCTAATAATTGATTATAGCGCTGACCAGTTTAAAGTCCCCCAAACACAAATACTCTCTGATTTTTTACAGTATAGTAAAGTAGCAAGAGATTTAAGCAGGTTTAATACTGCTGTAAGTCCTGAAACTTTAAAGAATACAAGCCGTCTAAGTTATTTTGAACGCTATAATAGAGCTGTTGAGTCTTTTAATACTGGACAAGCTTCTATAAATATTGGGAATTCTACCTCTAGATTAGAGGCGTTTAGAGAATATGGACTAGATGCAGCTGTTTCGTATACATCAAAGTTCATTCCATATAATGTTCCAGGATTCCTTGAGCTAAAGAATAAGATAGCTACGACTACAGGACAACTAGATAGAACTCTTACTCCTGAATTAACAGATGTAATAAATGGAATGGCATTATACTATTCATTCACCAAAAAGAATTCTCCATTTGGACTAATGATATACGAAAAGAATGAAGCAGTACAAAAATATTTATTTACTGCAGAAGGATCATTACTTAAAGCTTTAACCCGGATAAAAGAACAGTACGGATTAACAAATGATCCATTTTTAGGTATGTTATACGGCCATGAAAATAATGTGAGTATAGATAATGTTTTACAAACTATAGCTTTTAATAATACTACACGACTGGGTACACCCCAATTAAACTTAATTACAGATAGATGGGCAGAGTTATTACAAGATCCTAGAGATGAAGTTAGAATTCTAGCACAGAATTTAGTTAAGTACGCAGTGATAACATCTGGATTTATGTTAGGGCCTAACTCTTTTGTAGATTTAATTCCTATTTCTTACTGGCAATCTGCAGGTTTAACTGATTATTTCAGAAAAGAATCTCGTAGTATGGGATATGAAAATTACTTTGATGATAATGCTGTAGAACAGATTATAAGAAACATGTATACAGAACAGGGCCTTTTAATGACTATAGATTCTAAGTCTTTAGAAACCAGTGATGTATTAAGAAAAGCCCACGGCCTTAACCAAAATCAATATTTTATTCATAAAAAACAAACACCACAGATATTCGTTGATAGTTTAGAAGTAGGAGTTCAAGAATATGTAGGATATTTTAAAGCCTTTACTGGAGATAAATTTAGACTCTTTAAGTTTAAGAGGAGTACAGCTCGAGGGGGGATTTATGAAGAGATTACTCCTCTAGGTACAAGATTTAGACATGTAGAGATGCAGGCTGATAATGTTGTTGTAGAGAGTATGAACCCAAGCAATGCTTTAATGCATGAACCGACTCCAGTTAAAGATATAACGGAAATAACATTAGATCAGAGAATAGATGAGTCTAATAGCAGTGAAACAAATGGCGGTTTAATGCCTAGACTAACTCCTAATGTAAAAACAGCAGTTCTAAACGAATTAGACCAGAGGATAGAAACTTGGTTAATGGAAAACTTTGGGATACCTGTAGAAAAATACGATAGTCTTAAAGTTAAATTAGGAGTAGATGCTATTGGTGTGGCAGATATGGCTAATAGAGTAGTTAAGGTAGATAATGAAAGAGATCGTTACACATTACCGGAAGAAGCAGGTCACTTTTATGTAGAAATGATGGATAACCCTTCATTTGATAGATTAATAAATCTAGTAGGAAGTACTCAAACCTATGAACAGGTCCTTAAAGACTATAGTGGATTATATACCACTGACTTAGAGTTTAAGAAAGAGGCCGCAGGACAAATCTTAGGAAAGTATATTGTAGGGACCTATACAAATGAAGTTGCTAAAGAAGATTATGGCTCAGGTTTAATGGGAACATTAAGAAAGGTTTGGGATTCTATTAAACGATTCTTTAATAGAATTGGTATAAAAGAATCTATAAACGACTTAAATAGTCAGTTATATGATATTTTAGGGCCTGCAGCATCAGCTATTATAGAGAATGTGAATCCGGGAGGACTAAGCGTAGAAAATATAGGTATTCATAAATACTATGCTTTACAGAATTCTAAAATTGAATTCAGAAATTCGGATGGAAATGTAGTTAATATGGGAGATAAGGCTAAAACAATGTTTAGGCGTGTGGGTAGATATGCATCTACAAAGATTCCATATTTAAAAACTTTTACCCAGAAAGAAGCTTTAAACGAGTTGCTAGCAGAGAGTAAACAAATTGTTGCCCCTACAGCTAGTAATAACTACTATATGCAAGATGGTGTAAAATTAAACCGTGTAAGCAGCTTAATGGAGATATTCCAACATCCTTTTGAACAACAAGAAATGGCAGAGAAAGTAGCCGCTAAGAATCAAAAAGAGGGTAGTCCTTTTAATACGGCAGATAAAGTTCAGAATCTATGGGATTTCTTAAGAGATGATATGGGGACAGGGCTACACAATCTAATGCAGGGCATAATAGAAAAAAGAAGCCTAGATGAGTTAATAAATAGTGTACCGGAGAATCAACAAACAGCTTTTAGAAATGCTATACCACAATTACGTGAATGGGTAAGAGAGAAAGAAGCTGCAGGAAGTACTCTGTACTCAGAAACTTTAATAGCAGATAAATCTGATTTGGTAGCAGGTACTGCTGATATTATTGAGCTTACATCAGATGGAAGAAAAATAATATGGGATTTAAAAACAAAAGCAAGAGGGAAGTTCGCTACTATAGAACAAAGATTACCTAATTTTATAGGAGCTCTATCAGGTATAACAAATACATTATTTAATAAGTATCGATTACAGCTTTCTATATATAAGCATATAATTGAAGAGAAGGGTATCAAGATAGACCAAATAAATATTTTACCTTTAGAAGCAGATGTAAATGTTGATAACGAAGGAAATATCACATTTGCTAAGGTATCTTTCCCGGAGACTAATTTACAAGTACTAAATAAATTAACTAATATGCAGCCTATAGAGTCTAAACTTATAAAGAAAGCTATTAGTTACGTATCACCCGAAACCGATGAAGCTGGGATAAAACAACAAGAAGACGCTGATAAATTATTAACCATATTCCAAAAGGCTAAAGATCAAATCGCTACAAAAATAGTTAAGTATAAAAAAGCACAAAATAGTTCTGAGTACCTAACGGCAATAAAAACATTACATGAGGAACTTGATGAGCTTACTGAGAAAGAAGGATTAATTCTATATACTAAACGTGCGGTCAGAGATATAAACAGTGCTTATAAAAAATTAAAAAGTCTACAAAAGACAGGAGGACTAAACGCAAAGAACTTAGGCCAAATATTAGATTTTGTAAGTGTATACGATATATTAGATAACATAACTTTAATGGCTCCTATGCTTGCAGAGTCTGGGTATAAGAATCTCTTAGAGAACTATGTTCAACCAGCTATAGCAAAGAGAGAGCTTGTAAAAACTGAACATGCAGCTTTAATAAGACCAATGATTGCTGAGGCATTAGGAAGATTAAGCAAAAATCCTGGTATGAGTATAAAAGCATTAGAAGCTCAGTTATTAATTGCGCCAAGAGACATATCAGCTGCGGCTAGATGGGCAGATGGTTTAGGAGACTCTACAGATACTACACTTGCTATGGTAAGTAAACTAGTTGCTATACAAAGAAGAAAGGTAAGTGAAGCTACAATAAATTTACGAAATGGAACTTCTACTACTGAGGGCCTTATGAAAGTAACGAAAGCTTTAGAGAAGTTTCAACATAACCGAGGTGTAAATCTCTATTCAAATAGAGCAGTATTTGATTTTATGCTAGAGACTACTGAAAAAGGACAAGTTACAGGAAGTATAGTAGGACTGCATACACCAGAGTTTAAAGCTCTTCAAGATAAATTTATAGAAGATAATACCCATCTAGACAAACTAAATTGGAATCTGTTCTATGCAGAACATAACCCAAATAATTATTTAAGTCCTAAGATGCAAGCTCTTAATGAAATGAGCAAAGAAGATCCAAGAAGAGTATTTTATGATTTTTATGAAGAGAATTATACATATGCTCAAAGTTTATTACCAGCAAGTTATAGAAAGAAGAGAGCATTACCATCTCTTAGAGCATCGGCAGGTGAAAGAATAACGGAGAAAGAAGGAGGTATAATTACTAGAAGTTATGATGCAGTAAAAGAATCTATACTTGAAATGACAGTAAGACAAGTAGATAATGTTTCTTATGGGGAATACACAGACGAAAGTGGAAACCCATTAGATTATGTCCCAATTCATTATGTTAGAACTATAGGAAATGAAGAGGGGCAACTAAGCCCTGAAGATGTAGCTTATGATTTAACAGATGGTTTACAAAGATTTTTTACAATGGCTGTAAACTTCCAAGAAATGAATGAGATTACACCAGAGTTAGAAGGTGCTGGTGAACTTATTAAAAACAGGAGAGTTACAAAACTTAAATCCGGTATGCCAATCCTGGACCCAGTTACGGAGAAACCACAGACTGAAGCTGGAATAAACTCTCAAGGATTTGCACGTTTTCAGGATTATATGCAAGCGCAAGTATGGGGTAAACGTAAAAAACAAGAAGGAACTATTAGAGTTGGTGAGAAGACCTTTAATGTAGAACAACTTGGTGACGCAATATTACAGTATGGAAGTTTAAGAGTTATGGCACTGAATAAGCATGCTGCTTTATCAAATGTAACATTCGGATCTATGATGAATGCGATAGAAGCGTATGCGGGTGAACATTATACTGTAAAAAACTGGACAAAAGCAAAAGGTTATTACACAGCAAATATGTCTGGTTTTGCGGCAGATGTATTATCAAGAACTCCCCAATCTAAAATTGGTTTACTAAATGAACTCTTCGATGTTCAGCAAGATTTTGATGAATACGGTATGAGAATGTCTCATAGAAAATTAGGTATGCGAGCTGATTTAGGGGCCCTCTACTTTTTACAGACTTCAGGAGAGCATATGATCCAGACTCAACTGGGTTTATCCCTGATGATAAATACAGAATTTACAATCTCTACAGGAAAAATAAATTTATATGATGCTTATACAGTAGTAGACGGAAGATTAGAATTAAATTCTGAAGTTGAAAATCAATTCAGTTTAGAACAACGTTCTGAATTTACTGAAAAAATGCATGCTGTATACCAAAGACTGCATGGTATATATAACAATAAAGATAGATCTGCTTTGCAACAATATGCAGCTGGTAGATGGGCATTCCAATTCCGTAAATGGACAAGACCTGGTTACCTACGTAGATTCCAAGGGGTAGAGAAATTGTTTTATGATAAAAAGTCTGAATTTAAAAAAGCCGACTTTAATGAAAGATTACAAACTGTAGCGGAAGGAAACTATGTTACTACAGTTAGATTTCTAGAGGATATAAGAAAAGATTTATTTAAATTACAATTCCTAACTATGAATGAAAGATATAAGGACCTTAATTCTCATCAACAAGCTAATCTTAGAAGATCTTTAGGAGAAGCATTAGGATTGGTATTTTTATACTTTACGGCAGGTTTACTTAAGCCGGATGGTGAGGATGAACCATTATCTGCTTTTGAAAATCAAATGCTTTATAATATAAAACGTGTACAGGGTGAGATGTTATTCTATAATCCGTTTGGAAGTTCTTTTTATGATATTCTAAGAGCACCGGCTGCGAATTTAACAAGTATTGAAGCTTATGGTAAACTATCGACTCAGTTAGTATCAGACATGATTTCAGTATTAACTGGTGGAGATCTTGAAAGATATAAGAGAAAATCTGGAAAATATGAGAAAGGAGATGCTAAATTACGTAAGTACTGGAGAAACGTGCTAGTAGGTAAAGAATTCTTTACTGATGCAGGAGATAAATTAAAATGGTTTGATTTGGAATAATGTTAAATTAAAATATAAATTGATGAGTGAAAATTTAGATAATTTTTTTTATGACCCGGAAGATAGAGATGTAGAGCTAATGACAGAGGAGGAAAAAGAAATAGTGAAATATCATTCTATGAATAATACTTATAAGTTAATTATGAGTGAGTATGATTTTACAGTTTTTCCTGATACTTTATTTTGGTTACTAACAGATTACGATAAGGCTTCAGTATTTGATGTTCTAATTGAGTATTTTCAAGATGAGGATAGAGAAGAGTATGAAAAATGTGCAGTACTCAAACAACTAAAGGAAAGACGCCTTCGATACAAGAAGCGTGCCTCAAAAAAGGGGAAATTCACTTATAAGCTGGGAGTTCAGAATGAAGGGTTATAGGTGAAGACCTACCACCTAGCGGGTTAAGCTAGCTGGCAGATCGACATATCCTATTACTTCTTTGAATTCTTGTAACCCAAAAAGTTCTTTATTATAATCTATAGAAGACCATAACTCTGAATCTTTTGGTAAGACTTCATCTAACCTATTTTCCCAATATTCTCTTAAAGAGTCAGTATCATCAACTAGAACTTTTACAAT